TTTAGTTGAAATAGCTCATGCTATTGATGTAAAAATAGATGAAATCAAGAGTAAATATATTGAAGATGATTTAGGATTAGGGTATCAAGCCGGAGACGGAATCGACGATTTAATCAGTGATTTAGAACAACATCCAGAAGTTGGTATTCCTTTATATGGCCCATTGATTAATACAGTAACAAGAGGCGCAAGATTGCGAAAATTTTATTTGCGGTCAGCTGCTACAGGAACTGGAAAAACTAGATCAATGATTGCAGATGCTTGTAATTTTGCGTGTAATGAGATCTATCATGATCAATTTGGCTGGATTAAAAACGGAACTTCTCAACCAACTTTGTTTATCGCGACAGAGCAAGATAAAGGAGAAGTGCAAACTATGATGTTAGCATTTCTTTCTGATGTAAATGAAGAACATATCTTGAATGGCCAATATTTTGATGGAGAAAAGGATCGAGTTCTCAAAGCCGCGGAAATTATTAAAAGAAGTCCGATTTGGATTGAAGAATTGCCGGATTTTTCTTTGCAAGATGTAGAAAATAAGATAAAAAAGAATATCCGTGAACATGAAGTTAAGTATGTTTTATTCGATTATTTACAAACATCTCTCAAGATTCTTGAAGAAATTAGTAAGAAATCTGGCGGAGTTAAATTAAGAGAAGATAATATCTTATTCATGCTTTCCGCAAGATTAAAAGATTTAGCAAATAAATATGGTATATTCATTATGTCTGCAACTCAATTAAATGCAGATTATTAGAATAGTGAAACACCAGATCAAAATTTGTTGCGTGGAGCTAAAAGTATTGCAGATAGAATTGATGTTGGCATGATTCTTCTTGGAGTTACAGATGAAGATTTGGTAAAACTTGATCCAATACTTGATAGCAATAAAAATCTTCTTCGTCCTAATTTAAAATTATCTATTTATAAGAATAGACGAGGATCATATAAAGGAGTTTACCTATGGTGTTCAGCAAATTTAGGTACTTGTCGTATATTACCACAATTCTGTACTAATTGGAGACATGAAATGATTAGTATTGAAGATATTAGAGTAATTGTAGATGAAGGTCCTGCGGCATGGGAAAAATAATTTTGGAGGAATTAATATGAAAAACAATCAATCTTTAGAGTATCGTATGAGTAAAAAAATGTTTAATGCTATGCTTGCCGATAGAAGCGAGACGGAGAAGAAACAAAATCCTAAAGATTATGTTGCAAAAGTAATTAATGAGCAATTTGGTCTTAAAGGAACTGTAACAAATGTTTCCGTATATGATGCTTAATTATGTCACGCTATTATGATAAAGATGAACTAAAAGGAAAATTAGAGTTAGAACAAATTTATGATTTAATTGAAGCATGGGGCGGTGAGCCTGAATATGTAGATGGTGGGCTCATCTCCCAAACTATATGTCATAATCTTCCAGGAGAGGGATCAAGAAAGTTATATTATTACGAAAATACAAAACTTTTTAGATGTTATACTGGATGTATAGATCCTACTTTTGATATATTTGATTTATGTATAAAGGTTAAAAAAAAGCAAGAAGGTAAAAAGTGGGAACTATATAATGCTATGGATTATATAGCTGGATATTTTGGTTTTGATGGAATAGAACTAGAAGATGAAGAACAAGAATTAGAAGATTGGGATATCTTTAAAAGACATAATATTCAGTTACCAAAACCTAAACAGCCTATTTGCTTGAAGGAATATAATCCGATTATTCTTACTCGATTTTCTTATCCTAGAATTGCTGGATGGGAAGCAGAAGGAATCTTACCCGAGGTTAGTAAAAGAAATTTTATTGGGTATTATCCGGGAGGAGGACAAATAACAATTCCTCACTTTGATATTAATAATAGATTAGTAGGAATTAGGGGAAGAACATTATCTTCTGAAGATGCAGAAAGATATGGAAAATATAGACCTCTTATGGTGAACAGACAATTATATAATCATCCTTTAAGTATGAATTTATATAATTTAAACCATAGCAAAGAGAATATAAGAAAAGTAAAAGCTGCAATTATATTTGAATCTGAAAAGAGTTGTCTTATGTATCAGTCTTACTATGGGTACGATAATGATATATCTGTAGCTTGTTGTGGAAGTAGTATATCTAGTTATCATATAGATTTACTTAAATCTTTAGGAGTTAATGAAATCATAGTTGCTTTTGATAGACAATTTGTCGAAATTAGCGATGATGAATTTAAGAGATTGAAAGCAAAGTTAATTCATATATATAACAAATATAGTAAGAATGTACGCATATCTGCTATCTTTGACAAACGAATGATTTTGCCATATAAAGCAAGTCCTATAGACAAGGGACCGCAGATTTTTGAAGAGTTACTAAATGAAAGGATAATTCCTTATGAGTAAAGAGATTTTAAATCTAGTACCTGCTATTAGAGCAATAGAAAAAGAAATAGGAAAATTAGCAGATGATTATAATAAGAGAATACAACCCTATTTTGACAGTTTAGAGAAACTTAGAGAAATTAATCAAGCATGTGAGTACTGTAACGGAACTGGTCATGTTTTAAGATCTAGATCTTGCGCGGAAGATGATAGGCCAGATCCAAACGATCTTAATGACTATATAAAATGTAGAGCTTGCAAAGGAACTGGATTATCACATAATAAGGAGAGTGATTAAAGATTGGAATATTCATTAATTAACCCAAGAAATTAGGATTATAGTGCTTTAGAGTAGGTATTAGTTAACAGAGGTATTAAATATGGTGATATATAGCATTATTTAACAGTATCAGAAAAAGATAATTTATCTCCCTTACTTCTTAATAATATTGAAAGCGCTGCTAAGCTAATTATTAAGCACATTTTAAAAGACGACTCTTATATTTATGTCTAGGTAGATAGCGACTGCGATGGTTACACCTCTTCTGCATTATTGCTAAATTATCTTCATGTGCAGTTTCCCTCTGCAATTAACAAGTTTGTTTATAACTTCCATTCTGGTAAAATTCATGGAATAAAACCAGAATTAATCCCCGATAATATTTCTCTTGTTATTGCACCGGATTCAAGCTCTAACGACTATCAAGAGCATGAAGAATTGGCTAATCGCGGAATTGATGTATTAGTTATAGACCATCACTTAGCTGATAAAATATCTGAATACGCCTGTGTTGTTAATAATCAGTTATGCGATTATCCAACAAAATCGTTATCTGGTGTAGGAGTAGTTTATAAATTGTGTTAGTATATGGATAGTATTTGCGGAACTGCCTATGCGGACAATTACCTTGATATTGTAGCCACCGGTCTTGTAGGAGATATGATGGATATTAGAGATTTTGAAACTCATTATCTTATTCAATAGGGGCTACAGAGGTCAAGTCTCCGCAATCCTTTTATTAAAGGTATGGCTGATAAAAATGCTTACTAGTTAGGCAGAGGAGATTTATCTCCTATTGGAGTAGCGTTTTATATTGTTCCTCTTGTTAATGCCATTACTCGTATGGGTACTCAAGATGAAAAGTAGATTTTATTTGAAAGTATGCTTGAATGGAAAGCATATGATCTTATTCCTTCTACTAAACGAGGATGTAAAGGGCAAGAGGAAACTAGATTAGAGCAAGCATTAAGAGTTTGCACTAATGTTAAGAATCGTTAGACTAGAACTAGAGATGCCGAAGTTGAACAAATAGAGAATATTATTCAAGAAAAAAATCTATTATAGCATAAACTTTTAGTAATTAAACTAGAAGATATGTAGGTTGATAGAGGTATTACTGGTTTAATTGCTAATGAATTAATGAGTAAGTATAAGCGCCCCGTTATTCTCCTATCAAAGACTGTAAACAATGGACAAGATGCTTGGGAAGGATCAGCTAGAGGATACGAAAAGTCTAAATTAAATGATTTTAGACAATTTGTAAGAGATTCAAATTTAGTCTTTTTAGCTGAGGGGCACGCAAATGCTTTTGGCTTTGGCATTTATGAAAAAGATTTTGAAGATTTTATTATATGGTCAGACAATCAATTAAAAGATATAGAATTTTCACCAAGCTATAAGGTAGATTTTATTTACTCTATGTCAGATATTAATTCTAAAGATATATTAGAACTAGGTAATTCTAAGTATCTTTGGGGATAGAATATCGACGAACCGTTAATTGCGGTAGAAAATGTTGCAGTAACAAATGACATGATTAGTCTTATGTCACGAGACAAGAATCCTACTTTGAAGATTCAATTACCAAATGGAGTTACTTGCATCAAGTTTAAATCAAGCGAAGAGGAGCTAGAAGATTTATCTAGCGAATTAGGTTGCGTGAGTATAAATTTGATTGGTAAACCAGAAGTAAATAGATACTTCGGTAGTGTGACACCACAAATTATTATTACAGATTATGAAATTATAAGTAGATAGAAGTATTACTTTTAATGATTGCGCAACCTCTTACTAAAGGAGGAAACAATCACAATGAGACGTTTTATGAGTATTATACTAAGTTTAATCATTTTATTATCTATAATGTGTAGTTGCAACAGCCCATTTATTTCTGTTGCATCAGCATATTCAGTTCAGTATAACAGCAATACAAGTTATACCTATAATGATTTAGATACATTGATTGAGCTTATTGCGGAACAAATTTCTAACATGAATGCCGCACATCAAATGGCTGATGCCGCTAGGCAATTAGGTTATTCTGAAAACCATGATGTTATTGAGTTAGCCGTAAATGAATATGATAAAGCTAATGAATTAAGACAATCCTATCAAAACGTATATGATAACCTCATGGAACACTGGCATCAAAAGGAGAAAGAGTACCCGGTAGCAACATATATATGGAGCTATTTCAAAGACCTAGGTTATAATAATCAAGTGTGTGCTGGAATACTTGGTAATATAATGACTGAAGTTGGTGGTAATACCTTGAACATTCAATATGAATTAGGTAATTCTTCATATTATGGGATGTGTCAATGGAATAAGGCGTATTCTGAGGTTTGGGGAGCCTCATTAGAAGAGCAATGCAATTATTTGGAAAATACTATTGAATATGAATTTAATACATTTGGTCATGCCTATAAGAGAGGGTTTGATTACGAAGATTTTCTAAATATGACAAGTATAACTGATGCTGCTTTAGCGTTCGCGAAATGCTATGAAAGATGCGGTTCTGGAAGTTATACAGTACGACAAAATAATGCGATAATCGCATATAATTATTTTGTAAGTTAAAATAAAATATCTGCGGGCTGGCCGGAACCTAGACGACCGTCCGCAGAAACTAAAATTGGTTTTACTATTTTTTGAGGTAAAATATGGAAGAATTAAAACAAACTATAAAATTTTTAGATTCTATTCAAATAGATAAGTATATAATAGGTTATATGGATATACATGATATTATGGATAGAATAGAAGATGATTATGGTGCATTTTTAGAAGATCATCCTATTTTTGAAGGATATGTTTTTAATTGGATGACTTCTGATGAATTTGCTGATTATTTAAGGAAAAAGGGTTATAGAGTTCAAGAAAATATTAGTTATGAGGTTTGGAAAAATGGAATTAACTCGTAAACAAGAGGAAGGATTGCGCATTGCAATAGATAGATATAATCACAACGAGCCCTATACTGTAATAGCGGGTTACGCAGGTACTGGAAAAAGTACCTTGATTAATTTTATTATAGCAGCTCTTGAGGTAGATCCAGAAGAAGAAGTTGCATATATTACTTTTACAGGAAAAGCCTCAGAGGTATTGCGAGAAAAAGGTTGCCATAATGCTATGACCGCGCATAAATTGTTATATTATAGTAAGCAAATGCCAAATGGTAAATTTTTCTATAAACCAAGGACTGTTCTTGAAAAGCCTTATAGAGTAATTGTTGTAGATGAAGTAAGTATGCTTCCTAAAGATATGTGGGATTTGCTTTTAAGTCATAATATCTATGTAATAGCTTGCGGAGATCCTTTTCAGATTCCTCCAATAGATAAGAAACAAGATAATCATATTTTGGATAATCCGCATATTTTTCTTGATGAAGTAATGCGTCAAGCAAAAGAAAGTGATATTATTTGCCTTAGCATGGATATTAGAGAAGGAAAGAGATTATCTCCTTTTAGCGGTCATGACGCTCAAGTTTTTAAGAAAAATGATCTGTGCGATGGAATGTATTTTTGGGCAGACTAGATTCTTGTATCTACCAATAAAAGTAGGCATGATATTAATTCTTATATTAGAGATGATTTAGGCAGAGGATTTGAGCCAGAAATAGATGATAAGATTATTTGTTTGCGGAACTGTTGGGATACTTGCTCTGAAAAACATGAAAATCCACTCATAAATGGCTCTGTTGGATATATTAAAACTAAAAGAATGGAATCTATTGATTATATCCTCGCTGGAAAGTTAGTATCTGCCCCTGTTTTATTTGCAGATATTGAAACAACAAATGATACATATAGAGAAGTTGGTATTGACTATACCGCTTTAACTACTGGAGAAAAGTTTTTTACTCCTCAACAAGAATATTTAATTAGGAGAAATAAGGAAAATCCAGATCTCCCTATTGAGTTTAATTTTGGCTATGCAATTACTGGACATAGAGCGCAAGGTTCACAATGGGATAAGGTTTTAGTATTAGAAGAATCATTTCCATTTGATAAAATTGAACACGCTAGATGGATATATACTACAGTTACAAGGGCCATTGAAAAACTTACATTGATATTAAAGAATTAATATGCTATAATGTAAGTATAAAGAAAATAAGAGAGGTATAATTATGGGTATGTACTTTAACAATCATGCGCATACGGAGTTTAGTAATATTAGATAAAAATTTTGGCCGAATATTATTTAACTCTATGTGGTAATTTTTATATATTATAGAGGTGAATGATATGGCAAAATTAATAGATTTAACAGGGCAGCGATTTGGAAAATTGGTTGTATTAGAGCGCGATACCGATTCAACAAAAAATGGAACTTATTGGAAATGTAGATGCGACTGTGGAAATATAATCTCTACAAGGAAAGACACTCTAACAAGAAAGACAAATCCAAAAACAAGTTGCGGATGTGACATAAAAGAAAAAAATAGTATGGCTCATTTAAAAGATGAAACAGGGAATAAATATGGGAAATTAACTGTTTTATATAGAGTAGAGAATCGTAATGGTTCTAAAAATGCAAGATGGCATTGCCAATGTGATTGCGGTAATGAATGCGATGTTGACGGAGCCGCTTTAAGAAATGGCACAGTTCAAAGTTGTGGATGTAAATTATACGAATCTAAAAATATGATTGATGAAACTGGAAACAGATATGGAAAATTAATTGTTCTCTATAAGGCTGATAAAACAAATAATTCTCATCATGTTTTTTGGCATTGTAAATGCGACTGTGGTAATGAATGCGATATAGATGGTGTATATTTGCGGAACGGTATGAGCTCTAATTGTGGATGTGAAAGAAGTGTGGGAGAAACTAAAATTAAAAAACTATTAAAAGAAAATAACATTTTATTTAAAAGAGAGTATACTTTTCCAGATTTATTTGGTATTGGCGGAGGTAAATTAAGATTTGATTTTGGTATTTTAGATAACCGAGGAAATTTATTATATTTAATTGAATATGATGGAGTTTAGCATTTCAAACCAAATTGTTTTGGAGATGACAAATTATTTTCTATTACGAAAGAGCATGATAGATTAAAGACTGAATATTGCAAAAATAACTCTATTCCATTAATAAGAATACCTTACACCCATTTATCTAAAATTACCATACAGGATTTAATATTGGAGGAAAAATGAGCTATTTTAATAATCATAGTCATACAGAGTTCTCTAATTTAAGACTTTTGGATTGTATAAATAAACCTGAGGCACTGATTGATAAAGCTATTGAAGTCGGATTGACGGGAATTGCTATCACAGACCACGAAAGCCTTTCGGCGCATATGAGAGTAAATAAATATGCAAAGAAAATTAGGGAACAAAATCCCGATTTTACGATTGCATTAGGAAATGAGATTTATTTAACTGATACAAGAGATTTAGGACAAAAGTATTATCACTTTATCCTAATCGCGAAAGATAAAGAAGGATATAGAGGACTAAAGGAGTTATCCTCTATTGCTTGGATGAATGGATATTATGACCGTAGAATGGAACGCGTTCCTTTGCTTAAATCTGAGCTTAAAGATGTAATGTAGAGATTTAAGGGTCATATTATTGGGACTACTGCTTGTATTGGTGGAGAACTTGGTAGTTCCATTTTAAATCTTCATAATTGTGAAGAAATTAAAGATGAAATTAACGCACAGAGATACCATAATCAAATTGTTGATTTTATGACATTCTGCATTGATGTATTTGGTAAAGATGATTTTTACATTGAATGTGCTCCCGCTTCTTATCCAGATCAAATTATCGCAAATAAAAGAATGTTAAGTATCTCTGAGGCTTTTAATATAAATATGTGTATTGGAACAGATGCGCATTACTTAACAAAAGAAGATAGATATGTTCATAAAGCGTATCTTAATTCTAAAGGTGGAGAACGAGAGGTTGATAGTTTCTATGAGTTTACTCATTTGATGGATGAACAAGAAACTAGAGAACTTCTTAGATTAAGCTATGACGAAGGCATAATTGATTGGATTTTTAAATGCTCAAACGAAATGAAAGATAAAATTGAATTTTATTCTCTTGAACGTCATCAATCAATTCCAGAAGTAGAAGTAACAGATTATAAAAAAGGGTTTGTACCATATCAGTGGGAAGATAAATATCCTGTTCTATCTAGTTTGATTTGGAGCGATAATATTCAAGAAAGATATTGGGTAAATGAATGTATTATTGCTTTGCAGAAAAAAGGTTTATTTAATGATCCTAGATATCTTGAAAGATTAGAAGAAGAAGCAAGAGTAAAGAGAGTGATTGGAGAAAAACTAGGAACTTGTATGTTCGCATATCCAAATACTCTAAAACACTATGTAGATTTGTTCTGGAATTGCGGAAGTACCGTAGGCGCGGGGCGAGGATCAGCTTGTGCTGCTTTGAACCATTATCTTCTTGGAATCACTCAACTAGATCCGATTGAATGGGATCTTCCTTTCTGGCGCTATATTAACGATGAAAGAACTGAACTTGGTGATATTGATCTAGATTTGGCACCATCAAAGATTCAAAAGATTTTCGCGGAGATTAGAAAAGAACGAGGAGAACTTGGCTTAGTACAAGTTTGTACTTTTGGCACAGAAGGAACTAAATCTGCGATTTTAACAGCCTGTCGAGGCTATCGTTCAGAAGATTATCCTGACGGGATTGATGTAGATATGGCTCAATATATGAGTTCTCTTATTCCACAAGAAAGAGGTTTTCTATGGCCCATTGAGGATGTGGTTAATGGTAATCCAGAAAAAGGTCGCAAATCTGTTTCAGTTTTTGTGAATACTGTGAATCAGTATCCTGGATTACTAGATATTATTACTAGAATTCAAGGACTAGTAAATAAACGTTCGAGTCACGCTTCTGGGGTAATCTTATTTGATCAAAATATTTTTGATACAGCCGCGGTAATGAGAACTCCAAAAGGAGCATTAATTACTCAATGGGATCTTCATGATCAAGAAGCCGCTGGATCTGTCAAGTACGATTTCTTGCTTACAGCAGTACAGGATATTATTATTCAAACTATTGAGCTATTGCAAAAAGATGGCGCTATTGAAAAAGATTTAACATTGCGTGAAGTCTATAATAAATACCTTCATCCATCTGTCCTCCCGCAAGACGATAAAAAAATGTGGGATGCTCTTGCCAATGGAGATGTTCTTGGCTGTTTCCAATTTGATTCTAGTGTTGGCGCTCAAGCAGCAAAAAAGATTAAGCCTCAAAATCCGCACGAAATGGCGGACGCTAATGGATTGATGAGACTAATGACTGCGGAAAAGGGTGCAGAAACTCCAATGGAGAAGTATGTTCGTTTTAAAAATAATATTTCTCTTTGGTACAAAGAAATGGATCAACAGAGTTTAACTAAAGAAGAGCAAAAAATTCTTGAACCTCATTTCTTACGTTCTTATGGCGTTCCTCCTAGTCAAGAACAAATGATGACCATGCTTCAAGACCCAAATATTTGCGGATTTACGCTCGCTGAGGCGAACGCCGCAAGAAAAATAGTTGGTAAGAAGCAAATGAATAAAATTCCAGAGTTAAGAGAAAAAGTTCTTAATTCTGCAAAATCTTCTGCTCTTGGTCATTATGTATGGAATTATGGTATCGGACCTCAAATGGGGTATAGTTTCTCGATTATCCATGCTCTTGCTTATAGTTTTATTGGTATGCAAACCTTATATTTAGCAACACATTTCAATCCTGTTTATTGGAATACCGCATATCTGATTGTAAACAGTGGAGCTATTGATGAAGAAGAAGGAGAACAATCTGACTATACCAAGATTGCTAAAGCCATTGGAGAAATCCGTAATGCAGGTATAAAAGTATCTTTAGTAGATATTAATCACTCTGACTTTGGATTTAAGCCAGATGTAGAGAATAATCAAATCTTGTTTGGATTAAAAGGACTAGCTAATGTTAATAACGATTTTATTAAAGATATTATTGATAATAGACCTTATGTATCTCTGCTTGATTTTCTCAATAGAGTGCATCCAAATAAGCAAGCTATGATTTCCCTTATTAAAGGTGGGGCCTTTGATCAATTTTCTTCTCGTATGGAAGCTATGATTGAATATATTTGGCTGACTTGCGATAAGAAAAAAAGATTAACCCTTCAAAATATGCCTGGATTAATTCGTTATGGATTATTGCCAGAAGATACAGAAGAGCAAGTTATGGCTCGTAGGATATACGAGTTTAATAGATATTTAAAAGCAGAATGTAAATGTAGTTTTAAACTAGATTATTTCATCTTAGATGAAAGAGCGATTAACTTTCTTACCGAAATAGATAAAGAATCTATGGTTGTATATGAAAATAATAGATTCTTCCTTAATATGAAAGATTGGGATAAACAAATCTATCAACCATGGATGGATGTATTTCGAGCATGGATTTCCGCAAATAAAGAAGAAATACTTGATAATTTAAATACTGTTATCTTTATGGAAGATTGGAATAAATATGCTTCTGGGAATATTTCTTCTTGGGAAATGGAATCTTTATGTTTCTATTACCATGACCATGAGCTTGCAAATATAAACAATAGCAAATATGGTTTTGTAGATTTCTTTAGTCTACCAGAAGAGCCTCAAGTAGAAAAGGTGTTTAAGCGTGGAGCATCTTTAATTCCTATTTATAAACTTCATAAGATTTGCGGGACCTGTATCGCAAAAAATAAGACAAAAAGTACGGTTTATCTTCTTACTACAACAGGAGTAGTAGCAGTAAAATTCAGACAAGAATACTTTGCATTGTTTGATAAGCAGACTTTTCAAAGAAATGCTGATGGAACTAAGAAGGTTATTGAAAAGTCTTGGTTTAATCGAGGTAATATGATAGTTGTTCAAGGTATTCGTAGAGGCGATGAATTTGTTACTAAAAAATACGCAAGTTCTGGAGGACATCAACTCTATCATATTGATGAAATTGTAAATGGAACTGATTTAATTCTTCGTAGTGAGAGAAAACAAGGAGAAGAAGAAGATGAAGATAGTAGCATTGATGGGTGAAGCTGGGAGTGGAAAGGATACTATTCTCCATAAAATTATGGAGAAGTATCCTTCATATTTCCATGAAATTGTAAGTTGTACTACTCGTCCTCCTAGAGAGGGAGAAAAAGATGGTATTAATTATCATTTCTTGTCTATTGATGAATTTACAAGAAAGATTCTCAATGGAGATATGTTAGAGGCAACAGAATTTAATGATTGGCATTATGGTACAGATAGAGAAAGTTTAACAATAGACAAGATAAATATAGGAGTTTTCAATCCTGAAGGCATAAGGTGCTTACAGGAAGATGATAATATTGAACTATATGTATTTTATGTGCGGGCCGCAGGTAAGTAGAGACTACTAAGATAGCTAAATAGAGAAGAAAATCCAGATGTAGACGAAATAGTTAGAAGATATAAAACAGATACTCAAGATTTTGGCTATCTTGAAGATATAAGATATTAGACTCTTGAAAACAATACCTTGGAAGATATTGATGTTGCTATTGATACTATATTTGGACAGTTTTATTAAACAATTATATCTTAAATTACAATATATAGTGTTCAACTAAAAATTTTATACAAGGAGTTGTTTTATATATGCTTCAAGTAAGAAAGAGAAATGGTATCCTAGTACCATTTGATAAAGAGCGTATTATTAACGCTATAAATAAAGCTTTCATCGAAGTTGATGGGGCATTATATGAAGATGATACAGCAAATGATATTGCAGATGAAATTAAGTATGCTGTAAAAACATCTGATGATGTAGTTTCCGTTGAAAAAATTCAAGATATGGTTGAAGATTATCTTATGAAATCTGAACGTAGAGACGTAGCCAAAGAATATATTAGATATAGATATAAAAGAGAGATTGCAAGAAAAGGCCAAGATGATTTTATTAAAGCCTTTTCTGCAAAGATTCAAGGTTCTGATATTGAAAACCAAAATGCCAATGTAGATGAAATGTCATTTGGCGGACGAGTTGGAGCAGCGTCAGATTTACAAATGAAAAGGTATGCTCTTGATTATTTAGTTTCTAATAAATCACGAGTAAATCATGAAAATAATAGAATTTATATTCATGATTTAAATGCTTATGCTGTAGGTATGCACAACTGTCTTTCTATTCCTTTCGATGATTTACTTGAAAAGGGATTTAATACTAGACAAACTGATGTGCGCCCCGCGGGTTCTGTAAATACCGCTTTCCAGCTTGTTGCAGTTATTTTCCAACTACAGAGTTTACAACAATTTGGTGGAGTATCTGCTACTCACTTGGATTGGACTATGGTTCCATATGTACGAAAGAGTTTTTATAAACATTTTAATGATGGACTTGTTTATGTTGAACATACTTTATCTATGGATGATAGATTAAATTCTACTCTTCCTATTGATAGTGAAATATATAAAGAATACCCAAATGCGTATCAATATGCTATAGATATGACAGAAAGAGAGACTCATCAAGCAGTTGAAGGTATGTATCATAATTTAAATACTTTGTAGTCTCGATCTGGAAATCAATTACCTTTTACTTCTATTAACTATGGTACTTGTACTCTTCCAGAAGGGAGAATGGTAATTAAGGCTTTACTTGAAGTTTCTATTGAGGGACTTGGTAGACTTCACAAAACTTCTATTTTCCCTTGTGGCATCTTTCAATGTGCAAAAGGAATTAATCGAGCTCCTGGTGATCCCAATTATGATTTATTCAGAATCGCTTTAAAATCTACTGCTTTAAGATTATATCCCAATTATGCCAATGTTGATTGGAGCGGAAATGCAGGATATGATAAAAATGATCCTAAGACATACTTCTCTACTATGGGTTGTAGAACTGCGAATGGGTTCGACATTAATGGATTAGGCCAACAAAAAGATGGTCGTGGAAATATTTGTCCAGTAACAATTATTATGCCAACATTGGCTATGGAGGCTAAAAAGTATTGGGAAACCATGCCAAGCGGAGACGACTCTTGTGTTGAAACTTTTATTGATTTCTTAGATCAAGCTATAAATGATGCTAAAGATATGCTTCTTGAGAGATTTGAGTATATTTGTTCTCAACCCGCGGAATCCGCGAAATTCATGTATGAAAACGGCTTAATGGCTGGATATGATGGAATTTCTACTCGAAGCGCTTTAAAACATGGAACTTTAGCTATGGGGCAACTTGGATTAGCTGAAACTCTACAAATTCTTATTGGTAAAGACCATACCACAGAAGAGGGAATGAAGTTAGCTAAGCGTATTGAGCAATTATTCAAAGATAGATGTGCTGAGTATAAAGAAAAATATCAACTAAATTTCGGAGTATATTTTACTCCAGCCGAGAATTTATGTTATACAGCTATGACTAAATTTAAAAATAAATACGGAATTATTCCAAATGTAAGTGATAAAGAATACTTTACTAACTCTATTCATGTTCCTGTATGGAAACAAATGTCCCCTTTTGATAAGATTGATATTGAATCCCAATTAACTGGCTACTCTTCTGCCGGTTGTATCACTTATGTTGAACTTGATAGTGGTATGGAGAATAATATTGATGCATTAGAGACTTTAGTTAATTATGCTATGAATCATGATATTCCATATTTTGCAATTAATGTCCCTAATGATACTTGCTTAAAATGTGGTTATACTGGTGAATTTAATGATAAGTGTCCAATGTGTGGTAGTGAAGATATTCAACAGTTAAGACGCGTAACAGGATATCTTACTGGAAATTATAAAACAGCCTTTAATAAAGGAAAAGTGGCCGAAACACAAGCGAGAATTAAACACGTGGGGTATATGGAATGAAGTATGCAGGTATTATAAAAAATGACTTTTCTGCCGCACCTGGAGTGTCTTTGAGTTTTTTTACATAGGGATGTCCTCATAGATGTCAAGGTTGCCACAATCAAGAGACTTGGGATTTTAATGGAGGAAAAGAATTTACCCATGAAACCCTTAATTCAATCTTAGAAGGGCTTACTGCAAATGGAGTTAAAAGAACTCTATGTATTATGGGCGGCGAGCCACTATGTCCAGAAAATACATTTCTAACTCATTTGGTAATACAAACCGCAAAAGAAACAATTCCTGATTTAAAGGTTTATTTATGGACTGGATACTTGTATGAAGATTTAAAAAATTCAACAGATACAGTTATTTAGAATATATTCCAATTAGTTGATGTGCTAATTGATGGGCCATATATTGAACATGAAAGAGATATTACGGAACCTCTTAGAGGAAGCCGCAATCAAAAAATAATTTATCTAAAATGAACTTTGTAAAGAGTATTTTAGGAGGATTAATGATAGCAATAGCTAGCTATATCTACTTATCTGTTGGAGGTATAGTTGGAGCTATTATGTTTTCCATTGGCCTACTGACTATATTAAATATGTAGTTTAAATTATTTACAGGTTCAGTTGGTTATATCAAGAGCAAAAATGATATAAAAGATAATCTTATTATTTTAATAGGAAATATTATTGGAGCGTGCGGGATCTTAGCCTTTCCGCACGCAGCCGCTCTATCTCTAGTCTCTGCTAAGATCGCAATCCCACTATATTTAGTTTTCTTAAAGGGGATGGTTTGTGGTATATTTATATATTCGGCAGTATCCTCGTTTAAAAGAAATAAAGATTATATGGTGCCAGTCTGCGTAACAGGTTTTATATTATTCGGCGGAGAACACTGTATTGCAGATCTTTGTTACACTTTGGCCGCAGGTGTGCTTTCTATTGATGTAATATTATTTTTAATAGTAGTTACAATAGGCAATGCTATTGGTGCAATTATTGTTGACAGAATAAAATAATTATGATATTATATTAAAAGAAATGGAGGACTAGATATGACTTTATACGAGCTAAATCAAGCGGGATATGCCTCCCTTCCAAAAATGACAAAGGCTGAATTAGAGAAAGCTAAAAGAAATATTATCACATTCTTAGATTCCAATAATTCTAGATATTATATGATGCTTAATCACGATAATAAATATTTTACTTTATTTACCTATGAAAACGATGTAAATAAAAATAAAATGGCAAGCGAGATTATTTCTGTTTCTAAGACACTTGGAGAAATCAAGGCAATAGAGATAAATGGAAATATTGTAGAAATTTGGATTTTACATGGAGAGAAATGTGATATGTATGCGTTCTTTGATTATACAAAAGGGGTGATATAGGTATGACAAATGCTATTATTGTAAATTATGATCCATTTGCTATGGAATCTGCTGTATATGTTGTTGATGATGGACTACAAAAACAAATGAAAGTATGCTCTGATATTAATGGATTAGCTGAAGCCCTTGTAGGAATTGCTTATGGAAACGGAATATATAGTATACAAGTTCATGCTCCTTTTGCAATAACAGGAGAAATCAATAAACTTGTAAATGATTTGGAAAAAAATATGTATTCAAATAGTAAAATTACAGTTGAGGGAATTTAATATGTTTTATAATTTAAAGTCTACAAATACTTATAGGGTGCCTACTGTAGAAGATGCTCTTAGATTGCGCAAATGGTTAGAAAAAACCTCGGTAGGAGAATTAACTTCATTTAAATACACTACTAAATATATTAAGCAAAAAGGTGAAATAGTTGAAGAGTATCAACTCGTCACCGCTACTATTACTATTGACAACGAGAAAGAACCAGAAGGCATTATGCCAATTACCATTACGGAGGAATAATATGAGTGTATATTTTGAGAAAGTAAGTCGCTTTAGTGACATTGATCTACCTATTCCAACCCGCGCGACCGCCAATTCCGCAGGTTATGATTTCGTAGTCGCAGAGGATACAGTTCTACCTCCAATGAATTTTTTAACTTCTAAAATTCAAGACCATATTTTTGAAAAAGATAGTGACAAGGATTTTTATGGATTTGTGAGCCCTTTTACTCTTGATGATATGGCTAATCTTACTAAAGAATTAAAGTCTAAGATTACTCTTGTATCAACAGGAATGAAATGTCATTTAAATCCTGGTCAATATCTTGAATTAAGTGTTCGTAGTTCCACTCCTCTTAAACATTGGATTATTTGCGGAAATAGCGTTGGTATTATTGATGCCGATTATTGTGATAATCCAGATAATGAAGGAGAGATCTTTTTCCAGCTTGTTAATTTATCTCCTTTTGCTATTCAGTTAAAGCGTGGAGATAAAATTGGACAAGGAATTATTAAGAGTTATCAAATTACTGATGACGATAATGCAACTGGAGAAAGACTCGGTGGATTCGGAAGCACATCTAAATGAGTAATCTATTATCACTCGATTAGAGTTCGAAGATTACCGGATATGCGGTCTTTGAAGATAATAAGTTAAAAACTTTTGGTAAATTTGCTGTTGAAGATAATAATATAGATACTAGATTAGTAAAAATAAGATAGAAGATTAAAGATCTTATTGAATAGTATCATATAGATGAAGTAGTTTTTGAAGATATATAGTAGTAGAATAATATTTCTAATAATGTTTAGACTTTTAAGATTTTAGCAGAAGTATATGGGGTAGTTTCTGAATTACTAGAACAAGAAAAAATTCCCCATTCTTCTATTTTAGCAGTAACATGGAAATCTTTATTGGGTATAAAAGGAAAAACTCGACCAGAGTAGAAAAAAAATGCTCAGAATTATGTTTTTTATAATTATGGGGAAAAACCCACACAGGATGAAAGTGACGCTGTTTGTATCGGCCTTGCGCATATTAAATAGCATCAATGCGCTTGGTAATATTGGTCTAAATAAAAAAATCCTCCTTTCTTAACTTTAAAATAATTTGAGAAGTTAAGAAAGGAGGATTTTATGTTTGCTTTTATTACAGAACATATAGTAGAAATTCTTTTTGGTCTAATTTCCGCCGGAGCGTTGGCTTTTTGTAGATACTTATATAAATAGTTAATGGCATATAAAAAAATGTTATAGGAAAAAGAAAATAATGATATAGTAGAACTTATTGACGAAAAATTAAAACCAATAGTAGAAGATATTGAAGAATTAAGAACATATATACGGAAAATAGAAGATAAAGAAAGACAAGATTTAACATTAATTATAGCTTCATATAGATTCAGACTTGTTTAGCTATGTAAAATATATATAAAGCAAGGATATATGACTCAAGATTAGTATGATCAACTAACAGAATTTTACAAACTATATCATTCTTTAGGTGGTAATGGACAAGCTAAAGAATATTATGAGAAAACCATGGAATTAGAAATTAGATCAGAATAAAAAAAATGGGGAACTCACTTGAGTTCCCCATCCTTCTTTAAGCGATTAAAAATAGAATTAGTCATATTTATTATTTCCTAGCCATATGTAGCAATTAAATCAGCTAGTAATTCTTCTTGTTCGATAGACAATTCTATTCCATAACTAAACATTGCAGCGTGCGTTAACTCATGACATAAAACTTTTTTCATCATTAATGGAGATAATTCTCCATTAATATAAATACCTTTAGTTTCATTATCACAAGCTCCTATCGTTAATTGTCCATCGCTTCTAATTAACATAGGATGAATTGGAGAAGTTAAAAATAATTTCCATCCTTCTCCATTAATATTAAACATGGTTTAAAGAAGATATTTTTGTAGCAAGAGCAGAAATTTTCTTTTCTAATAACTATCTTTCTTCTGGGCTTGCGTCATCAATCATTTCAACTAAATCTTCGCTTAATTCTTTCATGTATTTATCTAATTCTTTCATCTTTATTTCTTTATCTTTATGAAGCTCTTTTGATTCCATATACATCCGACGCATCATAGGACTACGACCTTCGCGAGAATCTCTTAAATCCATTGGAAATTCTTTCTCATTATAATATATTGGTCTATCTCCATAGTTTCTGCGGCTATCCTGCATATCTCCTCTATCTGATTCAGTATATCTCCCTTGAGAATCTCTTGAACGAGGATAGTACATTCTACCCCATTCATTTCTGTCCATATCTCTATCGGGTAAATAATATGGAGGAGTAATTGGAATGTAATACTTTCTATGTTCTTCATCTTTCTCTTCCATTGCTTTTACAATAGAACAGTAGTACATTGCCTGCTCTAAATCTTTTATCATATCAATAGCTTCGCCTAATTCATGAGTGTCTACATTATGAATATCACTTAGCTATGATTGAACACACCCAATAAGAGTTTCTTTCATATGTTTAAGTCTTTCCATAATTAAGCCACCCTTTCAATAATTAAATTTGCATTTTGGACGTCAATAGTCTGAGTAGAAACATTTTTTACTGCAATTTCAAAGCAACATCCTCTTGGCACATCAATAAATATAGAACTTGCTACATTATTATAATCTCCTACCGCCGCCGGAGTAGAAATCATAGTAGTAGAAGCTACCCCTTCTCCATTGATAGCAATAGCTAAAGAAATTGGACCTGCTGTTCCACCTGCGGCGATTGCAATATTACCGCTAAAATGAGCTTTATATCTAGCTCTGCATTGAGTAGATGTATTACCTTTTAGTGTTACTAGTCCACTTCCAACGCGATGTAGTAGGCTGTTGGAACAGCCTACTACCGCATCGGTAAAAAGGACATTTTGATTAGCTTGTACTGTTTGTACGGCATTCGCAATAATTTCCATTGAACCAAATCTCTCCTTTTAATTTAAATTAACACCCGCAATTACTCATGCTATAGCAACAGTTGGGGTTTGGTACTACATAAGCGGGAATTGGATTATCACGTCCTAATCTACGAATAAGCTCCGCAGTTTGAGCTTCTTGGTTAGCTGTAATAAAGTTATTTTGAGCTTGTTGAGAAGCAGCGAGACGAAGGGCCTGATTCTCGTTTTGCAAATCAGAGATTTTCTCCTGGCAGAGATAATCAAGAATTGCACGAGTTCCAGCATTTTGACTGTCAATAATATCACGAGTATTATTGGCCATAGAAGTCTGTAGTGCATTAGTATTAGTCGCTAGATTGTAGTTGACGTCGGCAAAACCTCTCTCAATCTGACGACCAGTCTCGCAGCAACAATCTGCAATTTGACGAGAAATAGCATTTTGATTTGTGAGATTATCAAAACTTGCTTGCTGAATTGCAGATTTTGTATCACAACAACAGTTAGAAAGCTGTGTAGCTAAAGCATTTTGACCCTGCATTAAAGCTACATTAGTGCTATTGAAACCTTGCTGTGTCTGATATCCAAGATTGCATACTGCGTTGTCTACTCCATGGAAACCATTTGTTAAAGCATTATTTAAAGCATATGTGCTATCACAGATTCCCTACTGGATAGAATTAATTCCAGACTGTAGATTTTGGAAAGCAAAACCTTCATTAATGTCTGCGCGAGTTGCCCAACCTTGACCAGAAGGAGAACCCAGACCATTACTGTTGGCTCCATATCCACCAAAACCGCCAAATCCATTTCCCCATCCAGAGAAGCAGAATAAGAATAGAATTATAATCCACCAAGCTCCTCCGTCGTTCCAAATTCCGCCATTGTTACGATCATTGCCACCTGTAGCAGCAGCAATATCAGCTAAAGAGTATCCATTGTTAGAATTGAACATTTAAGTTCCTCCTTTAAGAAAATTATTAAAGGCCGAGCATTTTCTTAAAGTCAGCAAACTCCTTGTCATAATTTAATCCTCTTTGGGATAAAAGATTTCTAGCTATTTGTTCAATCTCTTCGGTTTTATTCTATTTGGCAAGATCTAACAAATTAGCTCCAAACGGATTATTCCCCATCTAACTTTCTAATATATTTAGAGTTAGCTATTGAGGATTCTATCCATTCCTAATCATTTGAATTAACTACATTGGATTCATTTTATCGGCTCCTTAAAAATCTAATTTTGGCTTTGATTCCTGCTATTGCGCTGTAGGCTATTTATTTGCCTATGGCGCAATTTTTTCTTTTAATTGAGCAAGTACGGTTTCAAATTCTTCTCTAGTAACAAACTAAGAAGGATTGACAACTGTTTCAATCGGAATATTTTTTAATTCATAAACATTAAGTGTTGAAGTTCCATCTAAATTTATCTATTTTGTATATATTTTTTTATTAGCTAAATCAGGAAAGAAAAATACAGAACCATCAAAGTCAATGCTAGTTGCCTTTACTTCTTCTATTGAAGAAACTGGGCGACCTTTAATTCCAATCTAGGGCTATTCCACATAGGGCATTCTTTGTTGCGGAGCATAAGGGATTGCCGCATACTAAGGTTGCTATTGTTGTGGTATATAGTATGGATAATTAACTGCCATAGTTTTACCTCCTTTAAAATATTCCCTTGGCCTTTCATTATTATATAAAATTTTGGCAAAGATAATTTTACTATTTTGCCAAAATTTTTGCCAATTTTAGTATAAAAATATAATGGGGCATAGTAACCCCATTATATCATGATGCTCTATTTTCATTAACCGCGGCTTCAATGAGATTAGTTAGGTAAGTATTTAAGTCGCCAGTTGTCTCAATAATATATTGTTTTGCATCAGATGATAAGATCTCTAATACAGATTCCATAGTCTTATCAAATGCAATTTTTTGAGCCTCAGCATCAAAAGCACCTTGTTCCTTTAAGCTATTAACATAAGTCTGATTTGTAGCTATTACACATTTGGTAATAGTATCAAATATCATAGTGGTGTATTTCTAAGCTGTTTCATTCTCTGTCTTAGAATTTAACTCATCTCGTTTAGCAGAGAGGAAGTCTACGAGATATTTTGTTAAAATACCAAGCAGAGGAAGAATACAAAGCTAGAATATTTGAATAACAATTTCAGGCATATTTATATTCCTCCTTTATATTATATATAAAACAATAGGAAGATAGTTTAACTTTATTTGACCTGCGGGTTTCCGTTTAACCGATCTTTTTGCTAACGCTCATAAATTCTTAGTCTAAGAGTGCTTTCAGATATGTCTTGACATTCTTTCGCTAATCTAGTAATTGGTTCATTATGTAGATAGCGTTCATATAATTCATCGAAATTATCTGGAAGATTTTTTCTTGGCCTACCAAATTTTATTCCTTTCTATTTAGCTGCCGCAATTCCTTCAGCTTGTCGTTGTTTTATATAGGTTCTCTCTTGTTCAGCCTAGAAAGATAAAATTTGTAAGACTAGATCTGATATAAAAGTACCCATAATATCTTTGCAATATGATGTATCTAATAATGGCATATCCAAAACTTTTATATCTACATTTTTTGTCTTTGTTATTAAACTCCATTGTTCAAGAATTTCAGAATAATTACGTCCTAATCTGTCAATGGACTTCAGGAGAATCATATCTCCTGAAGTCACAGTATCCATCATTTTCTAATAGGATGGTCTATTAAAATCTTTGCCCGACTGTTTATCTATGAAGATATTTTCTTCTTTAACCCCAGCTTCAGTTAAAGCAAGAATTTGGCGGTCAATATTTTGGTCACGTGAACTAACTCGTGCGTATCCGTATAACACCTTTATCACCTCATAGATATATAAAAAATTGGCAATTTTATATAACAAAAATTGCCCAAAATTTTGGCAATTCGGCGTTTTGATTTATATAAAATTTTATTATATAATATATATAAGATTACCAAGGATAATCGCTAGCAATCAAAACATCGCCTTCTGGCATTATAAATTTATATCTACCATCTGAATAAACATCATCAATAGAGCTTCCATCTTTTATTAAATATACATTATCTGATATTCCTGCACTCATAGGACTGCTGTAAACAATTTCTCCAGGGGTTGCTCTTACTGGATAGCCATATTGAAGGCCTGTTTTATCTATTATTGAATACTTTTCCGTCTGAAAAGTTTGGTTAATAATCATGTTCGCACCTCCTACAAAATTATATATATCTATATATCATTTTCTGGAATTTTTTGGGCTTTAAAAGTTAAACTATTTTCTTGTTGATTTATACACTAAATGCCTGAATTATTATATATATCTATATCTTTTATTGTTGGAGTTGGACAAATTATCTATTTGCCCTCATCGCTCAATACTCCAATTATATTTACTGTTTGAGTATTATTAGACCAAGCTGATGAATATAGAGTTATCAATTTAATAATAGGTTTAAGTGCAGAATTTGCTAATATAGTATTGAACTCCTTTTCAGTTCCAGTAAACCCTCCTTCTTTAGCTGTTTCATAAGCAGATTTACCGTTTAATCCAGGCTACCCTATTCCAGCAACCTTTTTCCCATTTACTTTTATCATAGTATAATACTACCTCCTAAATTTAATTAATATTACCTCCAGTAGAAGTAATTGTAGCGGGACCAATAATTTTATATGCTATAACTTGATAATTATTATTTATTAATATAGCTCCCAAACTTTCATATGCAGACTGAGGAGTAATTTTAAGTCCTGAAGAAGAACCGGCATTTATAGTTATAATACTATTTTTTATCACTTTATAATTATTTTTCTACACTACCCATACTGACA